CGAGACCCTTTCCTCGAAGTATCTTTATTAAACCAGTAATAAGGAACCTTCATGACTTGGCGGCTTCGTACTGTCAGGAATATCCGGACCTATTCACTTTTGGTGGATAGGGTCGAGTACCCTGATTGTATGTTACCTCCGCGTTGTGTTGGAACCGTACACTGGGCTGTATGCGTGAATCTCTTAAGGGTGAAGCAGTATGCTCACTCCTCTGAGATATCATACGTACAGTTTATAAAGAATTACTACTTCTTGGATTAAGACTCGCGACCTCGCCCATGCCATATGGTCATGGGTGGCTACTGGTTAAAAGGAGAATAGGCATGTCAGGCTGGTATCAGACTTTACCCGAGGTGTTTTCCTCGAAGTATGAGTATGTTGACCAGTATGGCAATGTTTACGCCTATGACCTTGCACCGTGGTCCCGCGGATCTGCTTATGAAAGCAAATCCGAAACCATTAGAAGGCCGCGTCCTAGCAATCTGAGTGATCTTTCATCACTTACGGGCCAGGGGCATACTCGTTCAAGAAACCAGAGAAATCCGGTAACTTTTACGATACCCCTTCAGCCGAGCGGGCATATCCGTTTCATTGATGCTGATCCTGCGTTATTCACATCCAATGGTTCGTTCCTTGTTGACCCGATCCCTGATTGGCAGACCGCTTTGCGGACTGCCGTTAAGGATCAAAAGGTTAACTTGGCTCAGACCTTGGCTGAATATCCACAGGCTCAGCGCATGTTTGCGGATAATGCCACAGCTATTGCAAAGGCGTTGCGTTCGCTGAGACGAGGTGATGCAAAGGGTGCCGCTCAGGCACTCCGAGCAAAACCTAAGCAGTTACGAGGCACCATATCCAACCGTTGGTTGGAGCTACAATATGGTTGGATGCCTCTACTATCAGACCTTTACGGTTCGGTAGCAGAGCTCCAGGCCGGCCTTCAACGTCCTCGATACCGGAAAATTAAGGTTCGACGTGTTGCTGAAATCCGAGAAAATCGGAATATCGGTAACATTTCTTATCTTAATAAACCGGGTTATATCGATGCGTCGGTGAAGGTGGTTGCCAAAGTAACTTGCTATTTGAAACAGGATTCTTCCGTTTCAAATCGCCTCGGCTTCACGAACCCGGTAAACCTCGCATGGGAGCTACTTCCGTATTCATTTGTCATCGATTGGTTTATTCCAATTGGTGACTGGCTTAACAGCCTAGATGCGGAGATAGGTGTCATAGAGGCCTACGGGACCGTGAGTACCAAGACAAAGCGCATCATGATCAACCAATTCGGCGGTTGGCACTATATTCTCGAAGATTACCACCGGTCGACCTTTCAAGGTCTTCCGATGGGTACCTTCCCGAGTTATAGTCCTTCCGTGGGTTGGAAGAATGTTGCGAATGCCTTGGCCCTTCTATCTCAGTTAAAGAGATAGGTTTCATTAACGAAACACCTGGAAGGGGTGATACCCGACCAGTATTCAACATACCGAAAGGTACACTCAATGAGTGAAGTAGCAAATATGGCCATCGATGATGGCGCTGACACGCCTGTGTCAGTCACGTTTAAGCCGGAATTTGTTTCCGGCGGAAACGCCACGTTCCGTGATGATCGGACGGGAGTCTCGACGCTGATGCCTCGCATCAGTGCCAGGACGAGCCTGTCTTCGGCCGCAAGGCCGACGACACGCACCACCATTTCGGTGGCCCTACCGGTCAAGAAGACCGTGGATGGCGTCGACGTGGTGGATTACACCCTCCGCGCAGAGTGCCAGTTTGTCTTGCCGGATCGCTGCACCGTCCAAGATCGCAAGCATCTGCTTGCGTTTCTGCGGAACGGTCTCAACGTCAGTCCTGTAAAGGATACTGTCGTCGATGCGAGCCCCATCTGGGGATAAGCTTCGGCCATCTCGGCGCCGACGTGATGATTGGTTGCATTATGCTACCATTATCGCGCTAGTGCTACAGATAGTCGTTGCAGCTTTTCCAGATGTATGCCGTAATGTTAGCCTTAATCAGCTAATAGAGCGGCTTCGGGATAATTAACCCGAGACTCGTTGCAGTGCCATTTAGACAATGGAGCAGGGTGACCTGCTATCCTATAATCATCCGTTAGGAGATTAACTCAGATGTTTAACATCGAGTGCAAGGCTTACTTGAGACTCTGTGAGTCGTTGGATTCAGCTGTTAGTTTATCATGTTGGATGATGGCGCATTATGGGGAGTGGGATCAGTTGGTTGAAAAATCAATTGACCCTCTTCATTATAATGATGCCGAATCCTTCGCTGATGACTATTTAGCTGTTTCCGTGCTTCGCAAGAACCATCGCGTGCCGACTTCTTTCGATAGAAAGAAGAACGCCTACGAGAAGTTCTACGACTCTGAGCGGGTCTGTGCAGAGACGAATCAAAGAATTCGCGGATTTGTTGATGGGGCAATAACGCCTCACCAGAAGATTTCCCACGCCATCGAAAGAGCGCGTGACATCATCTGGCAAATCCTTGGTCCCCTTACGGGTTCCAAATTGCAATTTGCGGAATCTAGGTTTCGTTTCGGCCCAGGCGCGACGACGTCCGTTTCTGGACGTGACGTAACACCCTCAAGAAAATTCACAAGCTCGTTGCATGTGACGCCTCGGTTGTATCCTTATTGGCACAGTCTTGTTCCACGCTTGTGGAGGACTGCTGTCACCGATATTTCTCTTCGGTGCGCTAGTAAGGTTACATGTGTTCCCAAAGATGCTAAAACTGATAGGGTAATTGCTATCGAGCCCCATCTGAACATTTATGTTCAGCTCGGAATCGGTGCTTTGATTCGTCGTCAGTTGAAGCGCTTTGGTGTTGACTTGGATGATCAAACTAGGAATCAAAAACTTGCTCAACAGGCCTTATCAGCCGGTTTAGCAACTATTGATTTATCGTCGGCTAGTGATACTGTTAGCCGTGAACTAGTTTGGCTACTTCTCCCTTTCGAATGGGCCTCACTTCTCGATCTCCCTCGTACTGAGTACGCGGAGGTTGAGGGTAAG